AATTCTGGACTTCCGGGTTCAAGTGGGAAGAATACAAGGATGATATTCTTGAAACCTTCGATGAGGATAGGATTAGCTTTAATGATCACCGTCAGTTGACCGGCAAACATCAGCCGTTACTTGTTGCAATTGAAGAGGTCATCAAGGACCCTCAGCTTAGGAAAATCCTCATAGATAACTGCCCGTTTCAAGCTAGGTGGTCTGCCTCGATCACGCCGAAGGGGGCGTTTTTCTGCGAAGTCGCCGCTTCCCTAGACTGGCTATTCGACGGCCCAGGAGGGTATCTGGTCGAACCAGGATGGTGGAACAAAACCCCGGATCAGTTCCAAGATCAGGTTGGAAGGTACTGCGGGAAGTGTTCCGGAGCCATCCCAATGCCCGCATATAGCGATGAGAGGGGCGGGAGGGATGGTCCCACTACCGACATAGCCTCCCCACTCAATCTCGAACGCCTGCTTAACGTCAGGTCTCCCAAGGCCATGCGGGGATTTGTTAAGGTCTGGGATTCCGAGATAACCAAGGAAGATATTGATAAAAACTCCGTTAATTGGAAGCCTCGATCCTTCAGGGACTTCGTAGCCCACACTCCAGAAGACGTATATAAGGCTCTAAGTTGTTGTAAATAATCGGAATGTCCTAGTTTAAGGTAGCGCCACAATAGCTAGATCGCGCCCTTTGACAGCAACTCCTCGACCGTCAGTAGCACAACCTCAATGTCATGGCGCTTCCTGATGGCGGCGGCCTCCTCGTAAGCGCCCTTGCCGAAGCTGAACGCAACGATATAGCCGCGCTTCTTTTTTGTGCGCAGAATCGCCGCGTGGAAGTTGTCCACCACATTCCGCCCGACATGCTCTGACTGCTTAACTTGGATAGGCTCATGGAGCATGAAAGTATGTCCGTCCACTCCCTTATCGCCGCCCCTCGGGCCGATAGCAGGGAATTTCTATGTTCCCGATTTTCAACGGGCGGTCGGCTGCCCCCGCAATTGTCTCAAGCGTTTTAGTCATGGCATTGCCCTCACGGCCCTGGCAACATAAATTTCTTTTGACAATTAACCTGAATTAGGTTAATTTACATCATCCGGACAACCCGTTCCCGGCCCCGGACCATCATAAAATACCGATTCTGAGGCGGCACCTACGGTTTTAGGCGGCCTCCCTACGCTTAGGGAACAATCCGACAAAAAACCTACGAGGACAACCTGTCGAGCGGTAGCCCGCAACGACGGAGTTTGTCCGTTCAGCGCGTGAACGCTGTTCGGCCAACTCCCTGAAATAATAGGAGAAAACAATGGCTGAAACCGCGTTCCAGAAAGAATATAGACAAGCCTTTATTCATGGCTTCGAGGACATGGAATCCCGTCTTCGTAAGACGGTTACAACCCATGTCCAGGTCAAGGGTAACGAGGCCATCTTCCTGGTTGCCGACTCCGGTTCCGCGACCGCGAAAACCCGAGGCGTCAACGGCTTGATCCCCGCGCGAGCCGATTCGCTCACGCAGAACACCGCGACCCTTGCCGAGTGGCACGACCTGCCGAGGAAGACTGGGTTCAACGTGTTCGCTTCGCAGGGCGACCAGAAGCGGATCATGCAGGAAACTTCGATGGCCGTTCTCAATCGTAAGATTGACGACGACATCATCGCTCAGTTGGACACCGCCACTAACGACGCTGGCAGCACGGCCCTCAAGGCTTCGCTGGATATGGTCGTTTGGGCGAAGACCATCCTGGGGAATAACTTCGTAGACATGGGCGATGTGGACAACATCTTTGGTCTCATCTCTCCTGCGTTCGACGGCTACTTAATGCAGACCAAGGAATATGCCGCCGACAACTACGTGGAAATCAAGCCCTTCGGTCGGTCTCCGATGAAGGTCAAGCGTTGGTACGGGGTCAACTGGATCGTTCACCCCCGCTTGACTGGCTCCATCGGTGCCGGTTCGACGAGCGCCACCGAGCAATGTTACTTGTTCCACCGCAACGCCATCGGCCACGCGGTTGACAAGGAACGGCTTGTGAGCTTGCCGGGATACAACGAGGAACAGGACTACTACTACGTTCGTACCTCCGGTTTCTTCGGCTCCAAACTGCTGCAAAATAGCGGTGTCGTGATGATGAAGCACGACGGCTCCGCTTATGCGGCTACCTGAGGGGGAATGAACCATGGCTTATAGCACAGACAACGGCCCGGTCCTCGATGCCAGCCAACCGATTGCTGGTCCTAAGCACTGGCTTTTCGGTGCCACGGAAACAGCCCTCGTCATTCAGTCGTCCACTCACATTACGGACGGCGATGACCGTGGGATGAAAGTCGGTGATCGAGTCACCTACTTCCTGGTGAACGCCAGCGGAGGTACTTTGACTACGCTTTCGACGGCGATCAGTCAGATTACCTCCCACTACGTTACGAAGGTCGGCAGTACTCACGTCAACCTCTCTACCGGCGTGGTGCTTGCTTCGTCTACCTAACTTCGGTCGTGCCTAACCTGGAAACTAAAGGCTGGTCCCATAACGGGGCCAGCCCTTTTTCCGTTTTTGAAAGGAACTACTATGTCTGACAAGGACACAAATGAAATCCCCAAACACGATGTAACCGCTCCCCAAGCCCGCCAAATGAGACCTCTCGTGAAGAAACTGAACGAGGCGGACTTCTCCCTCACCGAATCGGTTCAGATGTTCGTCACCATTACCCCTCCGGTCGGGACTACGCGGGAAGATATTCTAAAGCCGATATTCTGGACTCACGTTGCAAGACGATTGAAGTCCCTTACCGAAGTAAGAGCCATGCCCAAGGATGGGAGATGGTATGGAATTTATCTAGTTCTGTACGCGGATCAGTTTCAAGCCCAAGTCAAGGAACTTGCTTTTTACGATCTGGATACGATCAAGGAACCCGAATCCGAAACCGATCCGTATTATGTCGAATGGATCAGCCCGCCCATTAAATATGGTGTCCGCAGAAAAGCGGATAAACATATTATGAAAGACGGATTTGCGACCAAGGAACAAGCAATTACCTGGAAGCATCAAAACCTGACCGGAGCCACAAAAGTCGCATAGGAGGACATTCTGTCAACCTCGCAATTAACAATCTACAACAACGCACTGATCCTTCTCGGTCAACCAACATTATCCGTGTTGACGGACAGCGTAGAGAACCGCCGTCTCCTTGATAAAATCTGGGACGAGAACGCGAGGGATCATTGCCTAGAACAGGGGTTGTGGAACTTCGCCACTCGTACTGCGGAATCCACTTACGATTCTTCGGTATCTGCGCCTGATTTTGGATTTCAATACGCTCACACTCGCCCGTCAGATTGGATCAGAACGATCCAGTTGGCGGGAGATGAGTTTTTCAGGGCTCCGTTAACTGATTTGGATTACAACGACGAACAGGGGTACATCTGGTCGAATTACACGACCTTGTATTGGAAGTATATCTCGAATGGGACTTCATACGGTTACGATCTTTCCAACTGGCCTCAATCCTTTGTCAGATACGTCGAAGCCTACTTAGCGGAAATGATCGCCCCTAGATTAAGCACTTCCCTCGAGAAAACGGAAGCCCTGATGAAGCTGACTCATAGGAGACTGATGGACGCCAGATCGAAAGACGCCCTAAACGAAGGGGCAAAATTCGGCCCAGAGGGGAATTGGGTCAGGGCGAGACGGAGTTACGGCGGGCGTCGGGATATTGGCTCTAGAAACTCGTTGACCGGATAATTATGTTGTATGGCAAGCGGTAATTTTCAATTATCTACGTTTAACCGAGGAATTATTGACAAGCGCGCCCTTGGACGAGTGGATATTAAACGAGTTGCTATGGCTGCGGAGACCTGTATGAACTGGATGCCCCGTTCTCTAGGTTCGATGAGTCTAAGGCCCGGGCTAGAATACATAGACTCCACGTACAGCAATTCCGAAGCGAGACACATTCCGTTTATTTACTCTATTGACGATACGGCAATCATCGAGATCACCGACTCCCTGATGAGGGTAAGGGTGGATGAGGCGGTAATCCAAAGGTCAAGCGTTTCCACCTCCATAACAAACGGGTTATTCACTTCCGATATTTCCGGGTGGACGGATGCCGATGAAACCGGAGCTACCTCCGCTTTTGCTACCGGAGGATATGCGTCTTTAACTGGAACGAGATTCAACGCCGCCATCCTCAGGCAGGAAGTCACCGTTATCGCCGCAGACAGAGGAAAAAAGCACGGCCTTAAGATCATCATTCAGAGGGCCAGGGTCACTCTGAAGGTCGGAACCTCCGCCGGGGATGATAGTTACATATCCGAGACCCAATTAGGCACTGGACAACACTCTCTTTCCTTCACCCCCACGGGTTCGAGTTTCTTCATAGAATTCTCAAACAGAAGCCAGTACGCGGCTTATGTAGATTCCGTCGCTGTAGAATCCTCCGGGGATATGACTCTTGCTGTACCTTGGGGAGTAACCGATCTTGAGAATCTCAGATGGGATCAATCCGCTGATGTGATTTACGTTGCCTGCGACGGGTATCAACAGAGAAAGATCGAAAGACGCGGAACTGAGTCCTGGTCGATTGTCAAATACGAGCCCGAAGACGGCCCCTTCCGTACAGTAAATACATCTTCCCTCACGATGACCGCCGGGGCCTTGACTGGCGATACCACACTCACCGCTTCTAGGGCCTACTTCGATTCCGATATGGTCGGGGGATTGTTCAAACTCACTTCCGTGGGGCAGAGGGTCTCGATTGCCGTTACCGCAGAGGGGCAATGGTCGGATTCGATCAGGGTCGTGGGTGTTGATAATTCGAGAATCTTCGTCGTTAACGTTTCCGGGACGTGGACAGCCACCGTTACCCTTCAAAGATCAATCGACGATGAATCCTCTTGGACGGACGTTACCACCTACACTACCAATCAAACCAACGTCAATTATGATGACGCTCTTGATAATCAGATAATCTTTTACCGTATTGGAGTGGATACGGGAGACTTCACATCCGGGGCGGCCACCTGCACATTGCAGTATTCTGGTGGCGGGATTGCGGGCGTTGCGAGGGTGACTGGGTACACCTCTTCAACAATCGTCAACATCGCTATCCTGGATCACATGGGACAGACCACGGCCACGGATGAATGGGCGGAAGGCACTTGGTCTGATTTCAGGGGGTGGCCTACCTCTGTTGCCTTCTACGAAGGAAGATTGGGATGGGCCGGCAAGGATAAGATCATCCTTTCCGTTTCGGATGCCTTCGAGAGCTTCGATGATGAAGTAGAAGGAAAATCCGCCCCCATCAATAGAAGTATCGGTTCCGGTCCTGTTGCGTTTATTAACTGGCTTCTCCCCACACAGAGGCTTCTCGCCGGTACTCAGAGCGCCGAAGTGTCTGTTAGATCGACCACCCTTGATGAAGCCCTCACCACCACAAACTTCAACATTAAAGAAGCTTCTACTCAGGGTTCGGATCGTGTCGCAGCCGTTAAGCTAGATTCCACGGGGATATTCGTCCAAAGGTCCGGATTAAGAGCTTATCTTCTCAAATTCGAGTTGACGGCGAACGATTACCAATTAAGCGACCTTACTATTCTAACCCCTGACATTGGAGACCCGGGGTTTATTAAGATTTCCGTCCAAAGACAACCTGATACGAGAGTCCACTTTCTCCGCTCCGATGGAACCGCCGCCGTTCTTCTGTTTGACCCCGCCGAGGATATTAAAGCCTGGGTAGAAGTTGAGACCGGAGACGCGGACGGGACCAATGGGGTGATTGAGGATATTTTCGTCATGCCCGGGGACGAAGAGGATGTCGTTTATTATTGTGTGAAGAGAGTAATAAACGGCTCCGTAAAAAGATACCTCGAAAAATGGTCCGTGGAAACAAACTGCATCGGCGGAACGTATAACGACCAGGCCGATTGCTTTATGATGTTCATAAATAACCCCGCGAGCGCGACAGTTACGGGGTTGGATCATCTTGAAGGCGAGGATGTCGTAGCCTGGGCCGATGGGTTGTGTCTTAACGATTCCTCGGGGAATATAGCGACGTTCACGGTATCCTCTGGGTCTATAACGCTTACGAACGCGGGAAGTTCATATTCCGCATCTCAGGGGATCGTAGGCCTTCAATATACCGCTTCGTTCAAATCTGCTAAACTTCCATTTGCGGCTTCTCTCGGCACTCCCTTGGGACAGAGGCAGAGAATCAGCCAGATTTCCCTGATGTTGGTTAATACTCATAATCAGGGATTGGAATTTGGACGGAGCTTGACTTCCGGAGAGTTGGACAACCTTCCAAAGGTGGTCGCCGGATCAACCGTAAGCTCAAGCGATATTCATTCCTCGATTACCATTCCTCCCGTGACCTTCCCTGGGAATACTTCGGTCGATGAGAGATTGTTTCTGAGAGCAAAGGCTCCAAGACCCTGTACTGTTTCGGCGGCCATCCTTGGCATTACGACAGACGACACAAAACCTTAATTACCGTCCAGCCACAAGAGCGGACGTTCTATTCTTCTATCCCAATCTGAAACACACCTTCAAGGCGTGGGTAGTGGAGAACGAAGAAAAACTCCTCGGGATAGGTGGGGTGTATTACGACGGGGATTTCATCATTGCTTTTTCAAGGTTCGATCCTGAATTGAGAAAATACCCTTTGGCGATGGCAAGAGGAACGAAGAAGATAATGGAAATAGTCAAGGATAAATCCTGTCTCGCCATTGCCGACGAGAGTATCGAGGGGTCTTCAAAATTGCTTGAGAGATTAGGATTCAAACCTATAGACGGGCATAATCCGAAAGGGGGCAGGGTTTATAAATGGACACCCTAGACGACATTGAAAAAATCGGCGGTGCCGTAGCTCCCCTACTTAAATCCGCAGCTTATTGGAAGCGGGGTTCTGCGGCCAAGGCTCTGGGAGAGGCTTTAGGGAGAGCGAAGGATTACGAAGCAAATCTTATGAGGGTGCGGGGCGGACAGGAATTCGCCGCCGCCCAGAGGGAGATGCTTAACGAGAAGAAGAAAACGAAACTTGTTCAATCCGCCTTACAGGCTCATTCCGCTGCTCAGGGTGGGGCTTCCGATCCATCGGTAGTGAAGATAGCCGGAGATATTGCCGCAGAGGGCAAATATCGCCAAATGACCGCTCTTTATAAGGGACAGGATATTCAGAACTACCTTGAGAACGCGGCGAGACTGAAGAACTTCGAGGGCTCCGAATACAGAAGGGCGGGGGAGATCGCAAAAAGGTCCTCAAGAATGTCCGCGTACACGACTCTTCTCGGGGGTTTCGATAGCGCGAAATCATTGTTTGCGAAGTACGGCCCTAAACCTACCGCGAATATCGTAGCGCCCCCCTGGAGAAACCCGGATATTTTCAGCGAAGATTATCTAGCCGGTCCATGAGGATAAAATGGCAAGATTACCAGACGCCCAAGCATTAGGCGAAAGACCCGTACCCCAACCCAGGGGAGGAATTCCCTCTGTCTCAAACGCCGGGGTTGCAGAGGCGACACAAGCCCAGGCTTCGACTAAGGGTGTCGTGGAGTTTGCCGATCAGCTTACCCAAGCCTCTGACAGAATTATGACCCGCGAGGAAACCGTTGACAGGGCCAGGGCTTACGGTGAATTCGAGAACGCCGCCGCGAACGAACTGAGAAGGCTTTCCACGGAAGGGGATTTCTCACGTTTGGAAACAACCAGACAGTACGGGGGATTTCTTGAAAGAAAGAAAAACGAAATTCTCTCTTCCCATCAAGGAAGGGGGGATAGCCGGGCAGCCCTCGCTGCTAGACTTGAAACTTTCAAATCTAAATTCGCGGATTCAGCCGCAGCGGAGGGGATGAAGGCTCAGGAAAAGCTCGTCGCGGACACCCTCGGGAAATCCCTTAATTCCCTGACAGATAGAGCAACGAGGACCGGAGAGAGATTGGATAATCTTTTTGCCGAAGCCGATCAGCATATTCAAGACATGGGTCCAGCGATCCCCGGGGCTGATAAATTGAAATTTTCCAGAACCGCAAGGGAACAGATAGGGCTGGCGAGATTCAATCAGATTCTCGACGCCGGGGGGTATGGAGAAGCGAAGAGATTAAGAGACTCCATGCCTCAATATGGAGAGATTTTCGGTGCTCAGGCGCAACAGCATATCAACCATCGCATTATGACGATGGAGCAGAAAGCAATAGATGAAGCCACAAAGGGACAGAGGGAGGCCATCCAGAAAATCACGGAGGCCAGGATTATCGCCAATGCCGTAGGCGGCCCCCCGGAGGAAAGAGAGCTTAACTTCGCGCGGAAACTCGGACTGAAGCCCGACAAAGAGGGCGAGTTTATGAGCCTTGTATCCGAACTGACGAGACTTGAGCAGACCGGGCAAAAAGGAACGCAAAGATACAATTTGATCGCTGATCGCGTTTCTCGCCTAACGTCCGATACGGGTTTTTCCGTCGAATTCAATCAAGAGACTGGTCAATTCAGCGTATCCCAAGGAAAACCAAGAGGCTCCCCCACGGGAGCGGGGCTTCCTGGACAGCCTTCTGGCGGTCCCGGGGCCGGTCCTGGGTTGGGGCAAGGTCTAACCCCATCCCAGGCCCTTCCCCAGAGTGAGAAGCTCGACAACCTCGATAATACCATTTCCACTTTAGATGCTTCGATCAAGGCTATCAAGGAAGACCCGACCAGGGCGGGAATCTTCGGAACCGTCAGGCGTTTCGCCCAGACCGCATTAGGGGTGGGGGGTGATGTCGGGAGTTTGATCGAAAAAACCACGGGGATAAAGATTACCGATCTTGGGGCCAATGCTCAGAAAAGCATAGCCAATGATGTCTCGATCCCGAAGGATGTCAAAAACACCCTCGTTCCATATTTCGATCCCAAACTTTCTCAAATGGA